AGCTTCTGTATATTGAACTTCTTTTAAGAAATTCTCAGCTAGGTTTTCGTTAACTATCCCATCTGATGCAGCAAAAAACGCTAACACGTTTTTAATGAAAAATCTTTCGTTATCGGTTAATTTGTTATTCCAATGGTCTAAATCCTTAGATAAATCAACTTCTTTTTGTGTCCACATCGCATCTAATACCAATTCGTAGTAATCCCACAAATCTTCATGTTCGATTGGAAAAATCACAAAACGGTCTGGGTTTGTTGTTAATATTGGTTCGTTCATTTGTTTTTTTGTTTAAAATGTTATTGTTCAGTTTGTTGTATTTGTGGTGTTGAAACAGAATCTAAAAACGTTTTTCTGTGTTTAGCAGCTTCCATCACCGTGTTAACTCTTTGTTGGTTGTTGACTTCTTTGTCAGCTTTGTGTTCCGTATGGGTTCTTGCACCTTTACTTTCACCCATATCGATTTGAATTCTTGCGTTGTCAAATCTAATATCTTGGAAAATAAGACCATCTTTACCAAAACGAGATTTAAGGATAGCCATTGTTGCAGTACCCGCCTCTTTTTGGTCTAAATTTTTAGCAATTGATACAATGAAGTGACCAATTTGACCTTTCTTGATTGAACCACCCATTTGGTTGGCCTCAACGACATCAGCAGAAATAGAACTTCTGTTACCTTGAACAGCTGTCCATCCAGCGATGTCTAATTCAGAAAGTAATGTTTCAAATTGTCTCATTACACTACCTTCACCAGCGTTAACGTCATCGAATTTTCTAGACGGTTCAACGCAGTCAATATAGTCTAACAATACTATATCTGGTCTAAACCCTTGGGCTATCAACTTTCTAATGTACTGTCTAATCACAGGAATAGTAGTACCATCACTTGAAAACTTTTTAAGTTTAAGTTTACCTTTACCCTTGTGCATTTGAGACACCATTTGCATTAGCTCATCTTTGTGAAGAGCCAAACTATTTAAGTCATAACCAGACCAACATGATAAATGTTTTCTTTGAATAACCTTTGGGTTATCTTCAAAAAATATTTGTAAAACGTTATAACCGTCAGACATGGCGGTATTTGCAATTTTGGTCATCATAGTTGTTTTACCAACCCCAAAAGGTGCTAGAATTACAGCTAATTCACCTTTTGATAGACCACCATCCATTACTTCATCAAGTCCTTTGATTCCAGTAGCAATTGGTTTTCTAAAATCATCTACAAGTACATTTTCAATTTCATCAAAAATATCCATACCATCATCTTTATTATCACCATGTTCTAAGGCTTTTCGGATAATAGCTTCAATTTGCTCATAATCTTCAAGATTACCTCTTTCGATAATCTTGTTAACTGTAGATAATGATTTTTTCATTTCTTGTTGTTTGCAGAACCTCATAGCTAAGTCTTGAACTTTTAAGGTATCATTAAGGTCTGCTTCTTGTACTTTTCGAAGTTGAGAGATGACAAACTTTCTTTGTAAGTCATCTTTTACTTCTTCTAATAATCTGAATTCAAGACTACCAACATCTGGAACAACATCGTCCATGACTTTGGCATCTTTTATAGTTGCAACAATTACTCGTAAATACTGGTCTTCAAAGTAGTTTGGGTCAATAATATCTAGAATCGAATTTGCGAACTTTCTATCCGTAAGTAATTGTGCTATAAGCCTTAATTGGTAGTCGTGTCCCAAATATGCGAAACTATTTTTATCTATTTTTGCCATTTCTTTTTTCTCTTCTTTTAAAAACCTTTGTTATAATAAATATTTAATGATGACCATTAAAACTCAACAATCGAATAATTTTTTCTACTCATTGTTTGTCGTATCTCAGACATTATTGTCGGGATAATTTCTCTAATGTCAACACTAACTTTTGGGTTTAAAGTGAAGAACTCGTTACTAAATTCAGTTGCAGCAACTACTCTTTTATCAACCTTAACTTCAAATTGAAACATATCACCTTTTTTTGCTGGTGCTTTATAAGTTTCATCTGTTTGGTTGAAATATGGATTATAATTATCCCAAAGATATTCCATAGATTTTTGTTTTAGGTAGTTAGGGATGATACCTAATGTACCAAATTTACCATTATTCATACCAGCGATGTCATCCATCATTTCTTTTAACTCTAAAGATTTTAATGAATCTTCATTAAAATCAAAAATGTGGAAATATCTTTGACAGATAATGTTGTTGTTGATGTAAAGAACGAACTCGAATCTTTGTTCTTCAATTTTTTTAGTAGCGGGTACTTGTTTTTCTGTTGTAGCCATTTTTTTGTTTGTTTTGCTTGTTAAAAAATTAGTTTCTCTCTGTCGATAAGTTTTTTGAAAGGTAAAAGATACTCTGGGTATCTATGTTCACCAATTGTCTTATCTAACCCATCTCTTTTCATGTAAGTTAGAACGTTTTTTAAGTCTCTACCCGATGAGTCTAGGGTTCCGTCAATTAACTGTTCTAAATCCTTGATACCATCTTCTGTTAACATAGGTTTTTTAAGGTTAACCAATTTTTCATTGATTTCGTAAATTCGTTCACCTTGTACACCGTCTGTTACGGAATTAATGATATTGTCCAATACCTTTAATGGTTTCTGTTTGTTTGCTAGTCTTTCTTCCTGTTTTTTCTTTGCACTTTCAATAATTTCGGTTAAACTTACTTTTCTTTCTGCTATTTCGGGAAATAATGAAACAAGTGTTGTTTCACCTAACCCTTTGATTCCCTTGATACTATCACTAGAATCACCTGTCATTGTTTTAATTAATGCAGCATTTTCATAATGATAACAAAAATACGAAGAAAAATTGACATTATCAACATATTTCTTCAAATCTAGGAAATAAATTCTAACATTTTCTTGGATGAGTTGAGCCATATCCCTATCATTACTAACAATAGTGATTTTCTCATTCTCCTTTTTTGTAAGACAATAGTATGCTATGAAATCATCACCTTCGATAATTTCATGTTTTAATTGTCTAACGTACATTTCGTTTAAGTATTCCCAAATAAGTCTACGTTGCTTTAATTCAGCCTCGTCAATGGGTTGGGTCCCGTTTTTGTAGTCTTTACCTCTACCGCTTTTGTATGGTTCATAAATTTCATACCTTAGCTTACCGCTAAAATTTCCGTCCCAAAAGACATAAACTCTATGGTAAAGGTCACTCTCTAAAATCATTCTGAGAGTTGTAAAGAATTGATAAATACCACCAATGTGTTGGCCTTTGGTATTGTACTCACCTTTGGCACCGAAATACCCCGTTTTAAACAGGGCATTTCCGTCTACCAATAGTGTATTTTGAAACTTTTGTGTTTGTCCACCATTACGTGGGGGTCTTTTATTCACAGTGTCATAAATGAAAGGTTAATACTAATTAAGCAGACATGTCTTCTCTACTTAACCCTATTTCTTCTTTTTCGATAATAAAATCATCGTACTCAGTGTTCAAATGAGCTTTGATAAACTCTTTGTGTTCTTCTTTGTACTCATTGATTTTATCTGGTGTCCAGTAACCGTGTGGTGTAGAGGCAATTTTACCTTTTTGAACAACACCGTTAACTTGGTTTTTCTCACAACGAACTCTGGTTTCAACACCGAATTCAAATTCGTTTCCAGCCATAGTAGCTTTCAACTTCTCAGTACTGTGAGTTAAAATACCACCAAAGTGAACAATAAGTCTTGGTGAATAGAAGAACGCCTCACCACCTTTGTGTTTGATAACTTTGTTTTCGTTATCCAACCAAATTTGTTGTACAACTGCAAATGTAGCTGTATAAGGTGAATCTTCTCTTCTTGATGCTGGGATTCTGTAATTAATGAGAGATTTGAAACAAGTTGCCAAGGCTCCAGCTGTCCATTGGTTGTTTGTAGTTTTTGATGTAGCACCCTTGAAACAGTTGATTGAACCTACTGAGTCCCAGAAGAACGCAACGTCTCTCGGTAATTCACCTTCTTGTTGTTTGTCAAGGATAAAGTTCATATAAGCTGCAATATCTTCCACTACTGGCTCATAACGCAATGGTTTAGTACCCATTTTGCTATGTTGGTGGTCAAAGTTTTGGTAACGTTTCAATAAATCTGGTCCTTGCATAAAGATGAAATCACCTTTGTAGTTGATAATTTCACCAGTTTCTTCGTCAACAACTTCTTCAAACTCTACACCAATGTTTCTTGCGTGCTCCCAGTTCCAGTTACCTTCGGTTTCAAAAATGATAGGTAAGATGCCTAATTTTTGACATCCAGCAACACCTTCGTACATCGCAGTTGATTTACCAGTGTTTGAGTAACCTCTAAAACTAGTAAAGAAACCAATCGGAATACCAGGAATTTTCAATGCATCGTGAAACGCCTCTGACAATGGAATCCATGACAATTCTTTATCTTTGATAATGTTATCCAACCCTTCACTTTCTTTGAAAGCATCTAAAGAGAATTCTTTCTTTTGAATTGGAGTTTTTGTCGGTTTTTTTGCCATTTGATTGTTAATATTTGTTTGTTTGTTATGTTAGAACAAAAAAGAGGCAATTTCTCACCCCTTTTTGTTTGATAAAAACCGATTAAAACGGTAAATCATCTTCTTCTTCGTCAGAAGACTCCATTGCTGGTGTTTCAGTAGCAGCAGCCGCTTGAACGTTTGCTTTTACGTTTTCAACACCCATAGTCAATTCAGACTCTAGTTCAGCGTCAGAGTTTTCAGATGATAAAGCCGCTTTATCAACGAATTTTTTCTCTTCTTTATCCCATACTGGAATACCACCTCTTACAATGATTTCCAAGTAATCGTAAGTTCTAACAGAATAAACATCTTCCCATGTTCTAGCATCAGATAACCACAATTCTTTCAAATCTTGGTCCTCAGACAATGCTGATGGGTCAAGTGAAGCAACCGCTGATACTACTGGAACGTTATTTTGGTTTCTGTTGATAGTCAACAACAAGTCACGACCAGTTTCAGCGTTAGTCACGTCTTTTTTGATTGCGTTAAGAACACCAATGATTTTGTCATAGATACCCTCTTTACGGTAATCGTGGTTAAATCTCCAGAATTTAACACCTTCGTCTTCGTGGTCTCTGTCGATTACTTTAACAACGTACATTTTTCTTGCGTTGTATTTTTTAGCTAACTCTTTGTCAGACTCTTTACCAGTTGCTAATAAAGCTTCACGTGCTTCACAGAAAGGACAAGCTTCACCTTTTTCATGTTTTAAACATGCGAATGTTTTCCATTCACCGTCAACCAACACTTTGTGTGCGTGTACTTCTACGAATGGTGTTGAACCATCAGCCGTTGGAAGGATTCTGATTTGTTTAGTTGCAGACTTAACACCTTCTGGAATGTAAGTGTTAAAGTAGTTTTTAAGGTCATAAACCTTAGCTTCGGTTTTCACCGCTCTTGGTGCATTGTTTTTTTCATACTGTGCTAACATAGCATCCAATGCGCTGTTTTGATTACTCATTTTTTGTTTGTTTTATATATTCGTGTTATTTATTTTCTCTTTCAAATTCTATACAAAGATACTAACTTTTATTAAAAAAGTCAATACATTTTGACCTATTTTTTGTGTTTTTTTTAAAGATTTTTTATATTAAAATGTTTTAAACACGTATAGGTATTTTCACTAAATTTATACAAAGATACTACTAATTTTAACGATTTGCAACCTAACAAACAAAAAAATTTTATTAAAAGGTTCATAAATTTTATTTAAGTGTATAAAAAAAGCCCCATTGATAGGGGCTTTAGTGTATTGTAAATATTTTGTTAAATTTCTTCCTCTTCAAAGTCTTCTGGGTTAACTGAAAAACTTTTTTTAATGTTTGGTTCACTATAATCATAATCTACATCATCTTTAGTTAATGTATATTCTTCTTTTTTATCACCATCCATCACATCATAAGCACCTTCTTTATCAGCCCAATAATCTGTTAGTTTTTGTGAATATGGGAAAGAGCTTAATGAACGCATTTCTAATTTTTCAACTGGGGTTGGATTTCTTTTTATGATTTCTTTTTCCAAGTCTTCAATCTTAGCAGAAACTGAGTCCATTCTAGAAATTCTAGCTTCTAGGTCAGCTAACTTACTCATCAACATTTCAGAATTTTGAGCAGCTTTATCAGCAGCATTTTTAGCTTCTTCTGAACCTTGTACCAATGAAGTTACATCTACTTCAACCGAATCATCAGCTGGTTCTTCCACTGCTGGTTCTTCAACTGGTTCTTCAACTGGTGTTTCTGGTTCTGGCATCTCACCTGTTGGTGTGTCATCAACTGGAGCAGCATCAACACCTAATTCATCAGCAACTGCATTAGCGGCATTTGGGTCAACTTCACCGTTACCCTCAGCATCAGCTGGTTGTAAATCGTCTGGTATATCTTCACCTTCAGCTTCCTCTAAATCTGTTCCCAATAAAAGAGCTTCGTCTGTATATTCTGGTTCTGATTTTTCACCAGTATAAAAGTCGTAAGTTTCAAGCATCTTGAACCTTTTCAACTCTTCTTTAAGTAATTCTGGGTTAAATTTTTGTCTTTTCATTAGAATAACAATTGTCTTCCGTCTTCTGTTATTATTTTTTTGTTGATTCTCTCAACTAGGCTTTTATCACCTTTTATTACGCAAACACCAGAACTACAATCTAAGTTTGGGTCTTGGTTCTCAGTATTTAAAAATCCATCTAAGGCTTTATCTAAATTACTAGCTTCTTTTTGTTTTTCTTTTTTTTCCATGACTGATATTTTTTAAAAAATCTTATCTGTTTATTATAAATATCACAAAATCATTAAAAAACCCTAGATATATTGAAAATAGTGAGTTCATCATTGTTTATCAAAATCATTTTGTTTTGATATTCTTCCCAATTGATTTTAATGTTTTTGTTATCAATGTTACCAATTGAGTCTGGATGTTTTTCTTGAATAAGCTTGTTAAGTGCATTAATAGTGTATAGCGCATTACCTTTTTTATGAATAGGTACAGCGCTAGGGAATAAATTCTTTAAATTCAGTGGCTTATCTTCTGGAATAGAAACTTTGAATGTCATGATTACTTTAGATTCGTCATCTAAGTTCTCATAACAAAATACTTTATCTTTGCTAATCTTAAACTTTGCATCTAAATAGCTAAGAAACCATTCAACCCTCTCTGGAAATATGAATGAGGCTAGAAGTATTGTTTTGTTCATTTGTTATAGAAAATAAATAAGGTATATATCGAACTTTATCATTAAGTTCTTCTATGTAATTTTTATATTCTATAAGTATATCGCTACCACCTAAAAAGACCGAAGATTCCTTCAATATTTTTTGTTTTATTTTGATTGGATTTAAACCAATATATTTTAAAAGTT